AATGAAGACGAACAAGTTTCTGCGCGTGGTGTCTGGTAATTATGTAACAAGCAGTGGAGAAGTCATTAACATATCTACGATGTAACTGAACAGTAATCTGTGCAGGATTAATAATTGCTAACTGAATTACATCATAATCATAAGGAACTTTGGAATAAAATTCTTTCCAGGTAAATCCCCAATGTGATGCTGTACTTATATCACAGTCATCTTCCATAATCATAGCGTAGGGTTCGTCCGTTTCCAAAAACATTTTAATTGCTTTTAGATGAGACGTAACACATCCAAGCTCACCAGAATTTACTGCATTAGGATATTTTCCCTTTAAAATTTCACTAAGATCATTATCACCCCTACCATCATATGCAGAGACACGCTGGTAATTCTCAATTTCCCAATATTTAAACTGGTCTTCCATATACTTCCAACGGTCTTTTTTGTCATCAAGATTGATAACATAGATGGGAGGAAGCCCTTTCAGTTTATGTGCTGACTTATTTTTGTCCATCAGATTACTCTCCATCCCTCAACATATAAGTCTTTAGTATCTTTATCAGAATTATCTTCACTAAACCATTTAGAAGGTGCTATAACGTCATTAGAATTAGATAACCAAGCACCCCACCAACTGTAAGAACTATTAGCAATAATATGATACTTACACTTAGTCATAATATAAAGATCAAAATAAGGATTACCAGTCTCAGAAATTAAAAATCTATCATCATCAAATGTTTCCTGTTCTTTACACCATTCAGGATCATCAGAAAAAATAAGAACTGGAAGTTCTTTAGGCATCTTAGATAACGCAGAAATATAATATTCAATTGGTTGCACCGGATGATTGCTATTCGTCAGATAATCATTTCTGCGAATATGTAAAGAAATTGAATCTTTATATTCAGATACAATTGGTTCACAATCTTCAATAATATCATCATTAAATTTAAAGTCATTATTTCTCAACTCATCTGAAATATTTTTGAAATATTTTTCAGATTGAAAAAATCCAACATAATTTACATTTTCACTGGGAGGATTTTCATACATGTCTTGATCAAAATGATAATGCTTTTCAATTACACTAACAGAATCAACCAATCGACGTGAACACTTTATATCAAAACACTCATCAATATTACTAAAAAGTTTTTGATAATAGTGCTTGCCAAAAATTTCTGTAGGAGGAATGCAAAAGGGAACATTGTGCTTTACTGACATCGATTTTAGAAAAGCATATTGAAACATTTGATTACCAAGGCTTCCATTATTGCCAAGGTGATTCATAGAAAATGTCATATCAATTAAAAAAATCTGTGTCTTTCATTGCTTTATCATCAATGTAAAAATCACCAGCAGGTTTGGAAAGATGAAGTTCATGATATTTACATCCCCACTTCTTTAACTGGGAATTAGTAAGTTCATAAAATTGATCTTTTGCTAGATGATATACATTTCCATTTCTACCCATACCTCTGGCAGTTAAGAAGATAATTATATTACCTTCATCATAAAGTTTATTGACTTTTTTAATTCTTTCTACATTTGGTTGACTGTTCTCATAATCCATCCCAATTGTATTGCAAATTGTTCCGTCAATATCAATTACATAAGTTTTATTCGTCATCTTTTGAAAATCCAAATGTTTCTCGCTCAATATCATCATGGTTGAATTCTGCCCAATAAAGTTCAAATGCTAAACCATCTTCAAGAGCTTCAAATTGATGATAATATCCAGGTTCAACAGCATTGAATTCTCCAGGACCAAGAACAGTTTCATCAATAAGTCCCTGACAATGACGCCAATTACGAATCAACAGTTTTCCTGAAACAACATAGAATCCATTCCACTTAAACTTGTGCTTGTGCTTTGAACACACACCACCCTTTTTAAAATCAATACGATGAAATTCTAGTGAATGATTTGCACATACAAGTTCCGTCATACCCCACACTTTTCCCTGTTTCATGATAGCAATAAATTACAAATTTTGTTTGATGCATTTATAGATTCTAATGAATCTTTGGATAAGACATCTGTATTTCCATTATAATCGACAAAAAGATTATAGTCAAGATCGTTTAATAAACAATCAATAAAACAACTTGATGGATAAGTCACATAATATTCAGATCCAAATGAATATAATTGTGACCTATTAATATCGTTTTTCTCAATCCACCTATTATCGACTATTGTTTTATTTTTTCTTTTTAAAATCTCTCTGAAAGTTGGATATAAATTACTTCGTTCTACTGCAGGATGTCGGACAAAATGACAAAGAGTGTCTCCAGAACATAATTCGTTTATGCGACTCCAAGTCTCATCTTTCCACTGCTCAGTATATATGCCCCTAGAAATCTTTTCATCTCCAGAATTATCCACATCAAAAAATGATGTGAAGAAGAATACTTTTCCAACCTTGTCCCCAGTATATTCATCATAATAATGATCAGGAACACCAACAGGTATAAATTTTTCTTTTGGTGTGGTGGCATCTTTAAGAATACTATCACTGTTTACCCATGTTAAAACATAATCAGCACTAAAATGATACTCAGGACATCTTGTAATACCTTCTTGAGACAGTCCGTGCTGAATTGCGAATGTTTTACACTCTACAGATTTACACAACTCATACTCAAATCTATGCCATTGATTACTAGTTCCTGTCGTTACTAATAAAGAATTTGCTCCCTCTACAAAATCTTGAAATAACTCCCTTTGCGACAAATCTAGGATCATCAAAGTTTTATAGATACCTTGTAATTGTTGCAGTTTATATGCAAGGGAATCATTTGAGATTTCTGCAAGGTTGCAGTATAATAGCACTATAGATCTTCTGCACAGATTTTCTATCATAGGTATCAAAAATCTCAAATGATTCCTAGATGCAGAACATAAAATTATCTTTTTCATGGAATGATAAAAATTTTTATCGGATATGATAAAAGAGAACGAGCAGCAACATCGTTGCTTATCGACTCTTTAAATAAGTATTCAACTTCTCCGCTATCTATAACACTCATAAAGAGAGAACATCTAAACGGAATTTTAACTAGACCAAGAGGTACTTTAGATTCTACAGATTTTTCAACCTCAAGGTTCTTGACGCCATACCTCTCCAATTATACTGGTTGGTCAATCTTCATGGATTGTGACATGCTTTTCCAAGATGATATCACAAAATTATGGAACCTGCAAGATGACCAGCATGATGTGATGGTTGTTAAGCACCAATACATTCCAAAGTCTCAGAAGAAATTTGATGGAGAAACACAAACTCCATACACCATGAAGAACTGGTCTTCACTTATGATGTTCAACAACAGTAAGTGCCAAAACCTTTCACTTGATTATGTGAACACTGCTCACGGATTGGATTTACACCAATTCAAGTGGGCATCAAATGTTGGAGAACTACCAAAGACATGGAATTGGTTGGCAGATGAATATGAATACAAAGAAGATGTTTCAAATATTCACTTTACTCTAGGTGGTCCTTGGTTCAAAGATGGTATAGGATCTTATAATAAATCAGATTACGAACAAACTTGGATAGATTATCATGAAGAATGCACTCGTTATTCCAGTTAGACTTGACAGCACACGTCTACCAAACAAAGCGTTAAAAGACATCAATGGCATCTCCCTTATTCAGAGAGTTGTCAATCAATGCCTTAAAACAAATATTCCCACATATGTTGTAACTGATAGTGAAGAGATACAAAATCACCTTTGTGATGTGACAGTTTTGTATCATAATAAAAAAGCAGAATCTGGAACAGAGAGAATTGCGAATGCAATAAATTCGATTGATGCTGATAATGTTATCAATGTTCAAGGAGATCAACCATTCATTTCACCAGAAGCAATTCTAGAGATGTGTGATTATATGAATGCAAATCCAGAACATGATATTGTGACTCCTGTCAGTAAACATAAAGAAGAAAAATATGATGATCCATCAAAGTGTAAAGTAGTTCTAAGTCTATCTGGAAAAGCAATTTACTTTAGCAGAAGTCCTATTCCGTATAATGCATCAGAATCATATGGTCATTTAGGAATCTATGGATACAAGAAATCATTCCTAGAAAACTACCACAAACTAAAAGTTTCCCCACTTGAAAAAGTAGAGAAACTTGAGCAACTCAGATTTATCGATAATGATGTTCCGATTCAAACTTATATGACAAAACATTCAATCTTTTCAGTTGATACTGCCTTAGACTTGCAGAATGCGATTAAGCATATTAGGGAACTCGTCTAAAGGAATTTGACATTCCTTATCCGACAAAGCAGTTTCGGGATTGGGGTGTACCTCCATAAAGAGGGCATCAGCACCCCATATAAGAGCACTCTTTGCTAGAGGTTCAACATACTGCCTCTCTCCGCCAGTAGTACTTCCACACCCACCAGGAAGTTGTGTGGAGTGTGTTGCATCAAAGCATACCTTACCATACTGTTTCATAATAGGGATAGAACGGAAGTCAACAACCAGATTGTTGTATCCAAACGATGTCCCACGCTCACATAGATAAAAGTCTTTACAACCAAAGTCTTTCAACTTATCAGCAATATTTTTAGTATCGTTAGGGGCAAGAAATTGTCCTTTTTTTACGTTTACCAATAGTCCACTCTTTGCAGCAGCACGAAGTAAAGGTGTTTGCCTACAAAGAAATGCAGGAATTTGAAGTGCATCTACATACGGAGCAATCTCATCCACTTGCCAAGTCTCATGGACATCAGTGATGATCTTAAATCCTTCTGCACGCAGATCAGTAAAAACTTCCTTGGCATAGTCAAGTCCATGTCCCATGAAGCTGGTGGAACTTGACCTATTCTCTTTTGCAAAGGAAGTCTTGAAGTAATAGTCAATACCATCGGGGACCACAACTGATGCCCAAGATACCGTCTCTTTGATTTTGTTTGCTACCTCAAAGCAGATGTCTCTAGATTCAAGTGAGCAAGGTCCTGCAAATAATCTCATGATTGTTATATTTAATTAACTGTATTGAATCACAATAAATATTATACCATTGTTTATATTATTAATGAATACCGAATCTTTGAAATTAGAATATATTGACCAGTATAAAAAGATCAGAGAAACTAACAAAAGTGTTTTTCCAGGAAGATCACTAACTTGTCATAATAATATTCAACAAATAAAACTTTTGATTGATGAAACCAATTCTAAAACTATTCTAGATTATGGATGCGGTGGGGGAGAACAATATACAGAACTTAACTCACATAAAGAGTGGGGTATTGATATGCCATCACTTTATGATCCAGCAGAAAAAGAATACTCTACTTTACCCACAAATACTTTTGATGGTATTATTTCGACCGATGTATTTGAACATATTCCTGAGGAAGTAATTCCAGAATGTTTGGAGTGGATTTATATACATGCAACAAAATTCGTATATCTAGGTATTTCCACCAAACTTGCCAAGAAAAATTTACCTAATGGT